AAGTCGTCCGGCTCCAGGTCGTAGGCGCTCTGGATGTACCTCTGAGTGAAGCGAAGAATACCGGCGTTGACGAGGGTGGCATCGCGGGTGGCCCTGGACTCCTCAAGCCCCGTGTCGTCCTGAAGCAGGAACACGGGAGGTTTGCCGGCCAGATCGTTGAGCTTCCACAGCGCGTTGATGACCTTCTGAATCGACCCGCGAATCAGACGGATATCTGACGTGCGCTTGTCATCCCGTACCCCATCATGGACCTTGGCTGCGGCATAGCTGCCACTGTCACCCACCTGGGAGGTCAGGGTTTGCCCAAGGATGACGCGCTGGATGCGGTCCCGGAGGATGTTCTCGACCTTCTCAAATTCACCACCCTGCCCCTGGGTGATGACCGATACCTTTTCCTCCAGGCCCACGCCAATACTGTTGACGATATCGGCGGCTTGGAGTCGTTGCACGAACTCTTCAGGGCTGGAGGTATTGCCGACAATAAAGGGGTCGGCAAATCGTTCCAGGAACCGCATCCAATACCGCCAGCCGTTGAACCGAAAAAACCAGGACCAATAGCACAGGCTCAGGAGCGCCCGGCCATAGGGATTTCGATAGGTAGGCATGCGCTGGGTCAGGATGAACTTAAACTCGCTGTCCACGGTCTCTCCGACACCGAGTGTACTGTTGCCTATTCCACCGTTTGGCGGGTAGTACATCAGAGTCCCGTCCCGTTTTGGCTCAAACCACTCGATGGGTTTTTCGGACGCCGTGCTGATAACAAACCGGCCCGCTTCAATGCGGTAGATCAACTCAATAACCGAGTACCCGTAAGGGACCGCCTGCCAGGCACCACTCAGCAAGGTATTGATGAACGGGTCAATCACCTCCCAGAGCCACTCAATGTCCGGTCCTTCGAACGGGTGCAGTCTCCATGGTGTGGAAATTACCGCGTCGTGCCGGGTTTCCAGCGCGGCGGCAATTTCATCGTCGGTTTCCTCAATGCGCTTCAGGTCGGCCCTTGCGAGACTGACCTTTTCCAGCAAGGTATCCGGGTCAGGGAGCTTTGACAGTAGCGTGTTGATGGTTTCAACCGCATACGGATTCAGTAGGATATTGGTTGACGTTGCCACTATTGGCTCCTCATTTTGGACGCTATTTTATAAATGCACTGGACCGTGACCCCGTGCGATATGGCAATGTCCCGGTAGGAACCGCCACTCCGAATGTCGGATTCGATTTCACGCTTTCTGACAGCCGATTCATTGGACCTGCGACTGGGTAACTGGATCGTGCATTGCCCATATACCCGACACAGCTTCTCGGCCTTGGCCTGACCTATGGCAAGAACCAATACGGAGCCGCTTTGCGGTGTCATCGGTATACGGAGAGGCACACCACCAAACCGCCTGGATAACTCACTTGCCGAGTCAATTCCGATAACCTCAGCGACCTCTTCAAATACCCTGCTCATACCAGTCGGCCCCTAATACTGGTGGCATACCCACGGTTGTAGTGCTTAATCATTGGCTCCACGGCATATCGGATACTGTCCCAGCAGTGGTTATGCTTGTCCACTATCTCGGGCAATACCTCTCCTGACCTCTGGTCAACCTTGTGTGAATACAACTTCGCCTCTTCGATGGTGTGCTTGCACCGCGGATGGATGACGATGAGTTCGAACGAGCGCAGAAACGATATGCCGTCCTCAAGGCTCCCTTGCCCTTTTTTGGCGGGGATTATTTTCGGGAAGCCGTTCCTTCTCACATAGCTGATAGTGTCAGGACGGGCGTTGTCGGCCCTGATGGTGTACCAGTTAGAGGCTGGAACGGTCTTGAATAGGTTGGGAATGTCATCCAGCTCGCAGCCAATCTTGTAGGCCTCAAATTCAACATAGAGTCGGTTCATGGCTACCCAGCATTTGACCAGCGTGGTCGGGTCTGGATTAAAACCCCAGTCAGCCCCGAAGTACGGGCCATCCCACCCTTGGTTTGGTGTGAAATAGTCAACGATATACTTGTCCTTGAACACCTGTGCATCAGTGAACTCTCGATACCCCCCCTCCCAGACATGAGCGTATGCCTGTGCGTCAGTCCGTTGCATCCAGGCTCGCTCAATCTCAAGAGAGGTTTCGTTGAACCACGGATTGTCATACCAGTTAATGGTCTTGACCAATGACCCGTCAGGAGGATCGCATGCCAATCTGTCTACTGGGTCAGAGGGCAGGTCGGGGTTGTAGGTTATCCATATCTCGGAATTCTTTTTGCGGATGGTGGGGGTCAGCGTCTGAAGGCTGGCATCCGACACGGTCTGCCCCTCCTCGATCCAGCAGATATCAACGCCTTCAAGACTTTTCAGGGCTGATGCGTCGTTTTTGATACCGCGCAGGCCCTTAAACATGAACTGTGCCCCGCAGCGGCTGACGATCTTGTTTTCCTGTACCAGGAACGCCGCGGCCAAATCCATGGCGCGAATCTGATCACTGATGAGTTGATGCACTGAATCCTTGATGGAGTTTTGCAGCTCGCGCGCGCAAAGGATGCGGAGCGGCGTTTCCGCCGCGCGCAAGATCAGCAGGCGGGCAAAGGTCCAGGATTTCCCGCTACCCCGTCCGCCGCGGACGATTTTCAGGCGTGCTGGCGAATTGTACGCACGCGCCCATCCGGGAAGATCAATCGACATAGCGTACGGTCACCGCTTTTTGTCCGTTGAAATCCGGCTCGTCCAGTTGGCGGATACGGCGAATGGTCTCGATCGCGCCAGCGTTGGCATCGTTCAATGTTTTCAGGTCCTTGGGCTCGCCCACCTGTTCCAGCATTTCGGCCACGCGCCCCAGTACCCTGCGGGCATTGCTTAAACCCTTCTCCATGTCGGCAATGCCTGACTGAGCCGCTTGTTCGATGGCGGTACGCAATGCTTCCTGCGTACTTATTTGCGCACCCACTCCAGCCATGTGCGCCTTGATTGATTCACGCACGGTCTTGGCCGCATCGCGCACCCAACCCCATTTTTTGGCGCGCTTGCGGATAGCCCCTTCCGAGACATTTTGCATTGACGCTATTTCACGCACCGAGCGTTGCCCCGCCCGGTATTCGGTTTCGATAACAACCCAGTCAGCCATGCCCCACCTTACCGTTGATCAGCATGGAAAGGCATTTGTTGTGGTCCATGTCATCACCGATCCCCCCATTGCTCCAGACGTTAGATGCCCATGCACCAGGTGAACAGGTCGGCCACGCTGGAGGCGATCGCGGCGGTGAGGTAGACCGTGAGGAGTTTCATGGGATGCCCGCGTAATTGATGATCAGATTATGCGTCGGGCGACTACAGGCCACATAGAGCATTTGCATGGCCTCGGCGCGATTCGAGTTGCGCAAGATGTCCACAGCATCGACAAAGACATTCTCGAATGTTGAGCCTTGGGATTTGTGCGTCGTCATGGCGTAACCCGGACGCATGATCGCGAAAGCGTCAAGACAACGATACCAGTCGTACCATCCACATTCTTTGCGTTGCGCCATGCCTTTCAAGACAGCCAGCGCCGCCTCATGCACTCGCTTGCCGGTGGGGTTCAAGGTCCATACCGACAGTCCGTTATCCAGAGCCACGCGCCACGCGGGGATTTCGGGATAGAGCGGATGGGCATCCGCCGCTGACGGTGCAAAGACTTGAGCATGGGTTTCGTTTTGAATGACCGGCACATCGCCGTACTCGTGCTCGCGGCCGACAATAGCATTTGCTTTCACTGGGCTGGAAAAGTACACATGCTCACCTTCCACAAACGGCTCGTCCCGCATATGGGGATAGCGCAAGAGCTGAATTTCGCGGTTGTAGCGGTCCACAGTGGCATTGCGCCAGGCGATGACCCGGAACCGATCAGGGTTACTGTCAAAATCCTCATCCCTGAAGGCATCCGGCAGGAGTTGGGTAAACATCTCACCCTGCATGACATGCAGACCAATCAACTCATCCGGGTTATAGCCGGGCATGGCGGGCGGCATGCGGAACTGTCCCGCCTGCCACCGTTCGCGGACATCGGTCACGAAAGCCAAGACCGGATGCTCTCCCCGTTGCCGCATGACCTGAGTGAGTTTCGCACCCGGTAGCTCGAATGTCTTTGACCCTGCTTCGCCCACGGGGGGCAGCTGTGCCGGATCGCCGACAAACAGGAACCGCATGGCGGCCCGCTCGATGTGCTCAAACAGTTCCGCGCTGACCATGGAACACTCGTCCAGGATGATCAAGTCGTATTTACCCACTGATGACTTGCCCGCCCGTTTGAGCACTTCCTTGTCATTGACCCGGATCGGTCTGAGTCCCAACAGGGAATGGATCGTCATGGCCTGCAGATCGCCCATGTCGCTCAATATCCGCACGGCCTTATGGGTCGGCGCGGTAAAGGCGATTTTCAGTCCTGACGCCAACAGCGCGCGTGCCAGATGGGTAATGACGGTGGTCTTGCCGGTACCGGCGAAGCCTTGCAGGGTGAAGCCCCATTGATCGGGTTTAAAAGCGAACGCCAGCATGGCGTCGAGGGCGGATTGTTGCTGATCGGTGAGTTTCATGTGTGATGTATCCGAAATGTATCCATGAGGCCAGATGAGGCCATAATCTTTGGCCTCATCCAAAGCCGCGCCAGATGTGGGCTAGAGCCTGATGAGGCCATGAGGCCACTAATTATAGGA